TCTTATATCAGCGTCTGTATTTTCAAGTCCAAGCAAATAATTTTTAATTAAAATACTAGGTATTATATTCACACGGCATGATGATGTTGCACTAGCTAGGCTATTATGCAACGCTTCGTTTACGATAATCGGCTGTTGTGCTTCAACACTTCTCCATGACCATGCGCTACCAAGATATAATTCTACTGTTATACTCATTAGTACCCTAACGCCTCCGCCGCTTTTATTTCGTCACGTAACATTAATGCTATCGCCCGTGCATCGCCATTAACATAACTTTGCGTAAAGTTTATATAAATATTTACTTCCTTGTTTCCCGAATAAGATGCAGCAGCGCCTCCATATGTACTTGTTTGTCCTGTTGTTCCAGTTTCACCTGTTGAATATGCAATCGGCTGAATAAACCCTTCAGAAAGGCTGGCTGGTGCTGACATATAGCCAACATGTACCCCTGCCCATCCAAGAGCAGCGTTTATAGCAGATGCTATACCATTCCAAATGTACGCAACCATAGTTTTAATTGTATTAAGTACAAATATAATTGCATTTATAAATGGAACAATAGCCTTATTGTATAGCCAGACAAACACATCAGCTACTGCTTTTATGATCGGAGCTAATATCTGTATTATAGGCACTAAAATAGCGCCTATTGTTTTTCCCAAAATCGTTAGAACGTAAGCAATAGGCTCTAATGCGCTATTTATAAGATTACCTATTATATCCATTACACCACTTACAATAGTACCTACATAGTTAAAAATAGCAGACACTATAGATAACTGTAATGTTGCTTCAACAAGGTTGTCTATAAACGGCTTAAATGTTTCGTTAAGAATTGATAACAAGCTCATATCTGGCAACAAACCATAAATACCAGACGTTATTTGAGTTTCTTCCAATTTATTTGCATGTTTTTTACTTTCAAGTGATTCAAGATATAATTGTGCTTGTTTTACAAGTGCATCAATATATTCCCTTTCCATTTTTCGTATCGATGTTACTCCATCAATCAATTGCTCACTCATTGCCGCTTGTTGTTGTCTCAATTTAATAAAAGCTTCGTTTGCTTCTCTTGCCGCTTCTTTTACTTCTTTTAATTCCTGAGTAGGCTGCGCTTGTTGTTGCGCTTGTTGCTGTTGTATATAAATAGCGCCTTGTTGTGTCATATATTGCGATCTCGCTTGTTGTGCAAGCATGTTTATTGTTGCGTTTATTTCTGCTACACGTTTTTTATATGCTTCTTCGTACTGTCTCATTAGCTCAACGTTTGTCCCTGCTTGAGATAGCATCAAATAATAGTCTCGCTCTGCTTTCTCTAGTTCCTTTTGTGCTTGTTTCAATGCAAGATCTACATTACTAACAGTTTTCCCTTGTTCTGCTTTTTCGTACTCTGCCTTTGCAGTTAAAAGCTCGTTTATCTTATTTACTACTTTATTGAGCCATTCTATAAGACCGCCAAAAGTTAGCCCAGCTAGTGAAGCCAAACTATTCTTTAAGTCCTCTGATGCGTTTTTTAATCTTACAGCTCCACCTGTAGTACTATCGCCCATTGCTTTAGCTACGCCGCCTATAGTATCGTTTAGTTTTTTTAATATAACATCTTGCGCCTCTGCGCTTTTTCCTGCGTCAACAAGCGATTTTATCATTTTTGTTTCAGCTTCGTTAAACCTAATCCCTGCCCGCTCAAGTGCCCCTAGTGCCTGTGCTGGCTCTGCTAGCGCTTTACCAAGCGTTGACGCTGCATTCTTTAGGTCTGTACCTAAAAACGCAGCAAGATCTGCACTTGCTTCAAGTACATTACTAAGTGATTCTTTTGTAATCGCACCAGTTTCTAGTAATACAGCTTGCGCTTGTTGTATACTATTATCATCAAACAATGTAACGTCTTTTAATTTATCTGCTTCGTTTTTTAAGTCTTGTAATGTTAAGCCTAATTTGACAAATGTATTTTGTTGTACAACAGCTAACCTTATACTATCCTGCTCTGCTTTATTTGCGCTTGCTACAAACTCAACAGCCGCCGCTGTTGCGGCAACAGCCGCCGCAGTAACAGCTGCAAATCCAGCAACTGCTTTTGTAGCTCCAGAAAAAATGCTCAATGAAAGACCGTCAAACGAACCTTTTGCTTTTTCTACAGCAGATCCGTCAAACGTTCCTTTTATAATATAATTAAGGTTAGCCATTTATAACCTCATTTTGTTAGTGCCATTATGAGCGTATATGCAAGCCCTGCCGCAGATATCACGACAGGGACAACCCACCTTGCTACCGTGCCGCTTTTTTCTTTTCCTGCACCTTCGCCTATAATTACAGCTAATTTTTGTTCGCATTCGCCAATTCGTTTGCCTTGTTCTTTTCGAGACTCTTCAAGCACAATTGCGCTTGTTTCCATTTTTACTATTCGCTCGGCAAGCGCTGTCTGGTCTTTTGATAGATTGTCAAACTTGTGCGAAAGTTCTTTTATATCGTCCACAATTTCGCGTTTTATGCTCTCAATTTGAAATTCAATTTTTTTTACTCTTGTGTCAAATATGTCTTTGATTTGTTCAATGTCTTCCGCACAAACTGCCATAGTTTACTCCCAAAAAGGGCGGTTGCCCGCCCCGTAGAACGTTACAGAGCTTGTATTGCCCTGATCCAATGCACTTTACAGGTTTTAGCGCTATCCTCACCAGCACGAATACAAACCGAAGGAGTCAGTACCTCAGTAGTAATTCCGCTCGTAAATTTTGCTACAAGTACACCATCAAGCCAAGCGTTGAGCGTACTTACTCCATCCCAATAAAATTCATAAACCTGTGCAGCAGTCTTTGAGATAGTACCAACTGCCGCGGTGTTTACTTCCGTACCAGTCGTATAAGTTTTGAAGTTTATAACTTTAACATTGGCAAGTTTTGAAAAGAATATACCACCAGCAGGCACTGCTACAGCATGCGCAGAACTGGCAGCCATCAAAGTGGTATCAGTTCCACAAAGTCCAACAAGTACGTCAATATCTTCATCGTCGTCAACTTCGATTTTTGCACCAAAGTATAAAGGTTTTCCACTTGCAACACTAAATCGTGTTCCGTTTAGCTGTGCATTGATCCCTGCAAAATCCACATTCTCTGTAGTAATAAGTCCAAAAATGCCGCGTAACACACCTTTTACAAATGTGCTTGTTCCTGTAGCGGTCGCGGTCCAATCGTCCGCCGTAAACTCGCGCGTGACAAACTTTTCACATTCTCCAAAAGCGTCATACCACCTATGCGGATACCGTGAATCGTTCATAACTTTTATATTACCTGCATCAATAACATCCTGTAAACCAATGTATCCCATTATTTCCCCCTTCTGGACACTTTGTCCATTTCATCAGCTATTTTCTCAATCCATAAGGATTGTAGATACCGCAATATTTCCATTGTTTTCGCGGGTTGATCCATAATCCCACCGCTAAACGGCAAATGTAATAAACTGCCTGTTTTCCTGTCTACCGCTGTGTAGAACAGCTTAAAAATCAATGACCACTTTTTCAAATAGCCTTCTATTTCACGGTCAGGCATTCCACCGTTAAATAAAATTAGTGCTACTTGTCGGACTTCCCAGCGATCCGCTTCTGAAAAGGGATGTCTTGCATCCACTTTGTCAAAATATCCGCAAACAGTGACCCTGATGCCGACAAGGCTTCCGCCACTTCCTGCGTTTTTGCATCGTCGTAATTATGCTCTATAATGCAAGCAGGAAATATTTTGCGTAACTTGTCAGCGTCTTCCCTTGTCTCACCGCTAAAGTTTTTTATTTCGTTGTCAGTAGGCTCGCGCAATACAATAAACCCTCCGTCCGGTAAATCAATTTTTGTTGTAAATATAAAGTTTTCTTTGTTAAGTTTCATAACTCCTCCTTAAATGTATTTTGTGCTTCTTGTATTATGCAATTCTACAGTAATAAGTTCATCTGTTCCGTTTTCAACAGCTTTAGCTTTAATTTGTGCTTTTATTGCATCAGCTCCGCCAACATTTGCAGAATAGTCTGTAATCTGCACATTATGTAATGTAAATATAAGTTTATACTTTATATGATTCACGGTGTCTGCTTCTTCCTCGCTTGTAAACGTCAATTCAAGTTTAGCAAGAGAGTCATCACTGTACGCTGTTTCAAAAACTGTTACACCTGCATTATATAATGCCTCAAGCTCTACTTGAATATCGCGCGCCGCAGGATCTGGCTCGTAGTAATAATATTCTGATCCTGTAGTCTGGATATTCTTCACAAGATTATTATTGTAGTTAAGTTTTATTGACGTAATATCAGCAATAGTACCACTTTTATAGGTAAGGGATCCCCACGCAAACCTAAAAGCCTTTAGAGCGGACGGAGTAAGCGTCGCTAGTGTTGCGCTTCCAGCTTCACTTTTCCCAAAAAGCGAAACGTCAAGCTTCAAAAAATCTTCTGGCTGTGCTGAAAACGATACAGAATCAATTTTTACACCAGCGTAAACAAATACGTCGTTTATGCGGTTAATCTTAACAGTAAGAGACGGCAATCTATTGCTGTCTGTTACGTTAAGTGCTGTATACTTATGTTTATACGCTTTCGTTGACGAATCTATCAACGTTGGAGTCGCTTCTACACCAAGCAAACAGCCAAGTATATAGCCTAGATCATCCGGTCTAGCCAAGAAGCTAAGGTTTCCCCCCGTGCTTTTCGCTAGCGTTGCGGCTTTTGATGTTGATCTACCACCTGTAAGCACGCCCTCATCTTTTTTGTTAAGATTTTTTCGCAACGTCTCGGATATAAATTGGATTTCCTGCGTAGTCGTTGCCGCCGTTCCGTATGAGCTTTCTACACCAACTTGTAGCTTTGCGCTGTTCCCTGTTATCATATTCACCCCTTTAGTTTCCTTGCACTTCTGCAAGTAATAATATATTAGCCTCAAAACCCTTTGAGCCTTCAAACCCTTCTACTTCGTCAAAGAATTCTATATTTGCAATAAGCGATTTATCTACAGCACCGCCTAATGTATTATTTCCATAAATCATATTATGCAGCGCAGACGCATAATCGCGCAAGTACTCCGCCATTGTTGTGCTGTTTTTTTGCAGTTGTTTAAGCAATAAAAACACTTTCATTTCAAATTGCATTAACTTTGAATCATTGGTCAACTCTTCGTACTGATATTGCATTGGTAGTAAAAATAGATTTACTTGTCCGGATATATCACCAACAGGAAATCCTTTGTTTACAATTACGGTATACGAAAGATTATTGTTTTTTGCTTGAGCGTATGTTTTATAGTTATTTGAGAAAAAATTTTTAATGTTATCTTCAAACGCCTTATAGTCCATTTTGTTTTCTGTCAACCTCGTCAAATATTTTTTGCATCATAGCGTCAATTTCGGTTTTATGCATACCTGTACTTATAGCATCAATCGCACGTTTTGCAAACCATACCGACTTTAATCCAGCTATGCTTTTTTTCTTTTTCCATTCTCCACCAATCATAAACGTTAAATATTTTTGCCTTCTCGGCGCTCTTTCCTTCGTTCCTTTTTCGTGCATTATTCCATAATACGCATCTTTTGCAGTAAAAAGAACGTACGCATTGCCTCGCAAGCTCTTATATTTTATTGCTTTTTGTAGCTTTCCAGTTCTACGTTTCAATGCGCCTTTCAGATTTTGCTTTGTGTCTTTTTTCGCAAAAGCCGCTATCTTTCCAAGTATGCGTTTTTCAATACGCTTCAATGTCCGCTCATTGTATTTATCTGCGTATTCTTTTATCCCTGTGAATACTATTTTGTAGCTCATGGCGCCTCCACTTTTGGCGGCTCAACATATACAACAACCGATTTTGGCGACCCTGTTATTGTGTAACCCGTCGGGTCTGATATAGCAATACTAACACTTTCTCCATCTGCAACAGTAATATCACTAATTGATAGATTCCGTATTGTCCCGCTTCCGCTTAATGTCCCTTTTGTCGCACCTGTTACTGTTATGTTATCAATTGTTAAAGTTGCCGGGTTTTCGTCAAACTCCAATATAATCCCGCTCGTGCTTGTAGTCGCTGGTATACCGCCAACCTGTAGCGCGTCAGTAAATGTGATATCAGTAGCTACAGCCCCGATAGTTTTGCCTATCTCAAACCGCCACGGTGCACGATATGGATTTAGTGCTTGCAAATGCTTGTTATAATTTGTATAACTAATATACTGATGACCCATACCATCTGGTAATTGCACACCAGACACACCTATGCGCTTGTTAGTTTCCATATACATCAATGACGCAATTTTGAGTATAACAATTTTGACAATGTCTGGTGTAGGCTGTAAGTTCCAATAGCCAGTTATTTCTACTTCAGCGTTTTGATAATCACGATATAGATTATCTTTGTCTTTTATGTACCACAGCCCATGTGTCAAATAATTGGTAACAGTATCACCGTTTATTTTTATTGTTGTAATTTCACAAGGTTTTGGGAGCATTACTGCAAATGAAGTTTTATTTACCCATTTATATGTTTCCTCCGTTTCAGCTTCACCAAGAGCATATCCCAAATGTTTTTCAACAAGGCTTTGTGCGGATTTAAGCATTTCCGTTTTTAACGCCTGAATTTCTGCCGTATCGTTATAGTCGTTCAAATAAGCGTTAAACTCTGATAACAAAACTTCCATTATTCCCCCGAAAAGTGCGGGAGCCGAAGCCCCCGCCATATTTTTACGCTGACTTTATATTATAGAAAACTTCGGATGATACTTTTTCTTTACCATCGGCAAACATATATGCCTGGAAGTAGGTATTAGCATCACCCTTTACATTGATCGTGTCGATTGACAACTCGGCAGCAATCGCAACAGCGTAGTTGTCAGGATCAAACGCAACTGCCCAAACTTCGGAAGCAGTTCCACCATCTTCAAGATTAGAAGTTACGTACAACGGTACGTCATATACGCGCATTGTCTGGAAAATCGAAGCCATGATCGGTGAAGTAGAATTAGCCGCAAGAATCGTACTAAACGATGTCGGGTTAATAAGTATCATCGGGTTAACAAGCTTTGACTGTGCTTTAATTGCAAGGTTAATAAGTGCTGTAAGGTCTACAGCTCCACTTGTTGCTGCAGTTTTGTTGGTGGTAACGTCAAGACCAACAAAGGAATTAATACCAGAGCCGGTTACAACTTCAGCATGAATCGTATTAAGCATAACTTTCTGGTATGCTCGGTCAATCTGCCGTCCAAGCTCAGTCATAGTCATCGCAGCCTTAGACACCTGCAACAAGGAAATATAACTTCGTGGCGTCAAGGATTTACCAGCATAAACAGCAGTGCTATCAACAGAAACAGAAGTAGAGCCTTCCGAATAATATGCAGCATTTGCAGGAATAGGCGAAAGTATCGGGATAGTCGTTGTGGCATTGGCGGCTATCATATAGTCAAGTTTTGATAACCAACTTGCTTTTTCGATTCCGGCCATTACAACATCACGAACATAAGCAGAAGCACCGCCTCCGTTTACTGTTACAGCGCGCTTTTCGGTAATTCCGCGAGTAAGCATTTCGCGCACTTCGGAAATCTCATCCTTTGAATCCCTGACTTCCGGTTTCTTTTCAGCGCGCAACTCTTCCTGCATCTTGATCGCTCGTGCTTCCTTTTTCATAACTTCGAGCTGTGCCTCTAGCTCGCTAAAGCGCTTCTCTTCCGCTTCATTAAGTCCGCGTGCTTCTTTCTGTGCCGCTGCCGTGATAGCGGTCATTTCGTTAAGAATTTTCTCTTTGTCCATGTTAAGACTCCTTTACAAGTTTTATTTTAGCTTCGTATAAAGATAAATTGCTTCTATTTTCCGAAGTGGCTACAACCGGCTCCGGTACTGGCTTATCTTTATTTTTACGGCCTTCTATATCTTTGAGTAGGCTTCTTACAAGCCCCTCGATAGTTTCCAAGTTTTCAGTATCCATGTTTTCAATCATTGTCCGCACTTCCGCGAATGACTGCGTTTCTGCATAAGCTGGAAATGGCACACCAAACGATACTTCATACAATCGCACTTCTAGCAGTTGCCGCGTATTATTTTCGTAGTCCATATCTTCCTTTATCGTGCTAAATCCAAATGACATCGTTGTCACGTTTCCGCTTTGCACCTGTTTCCACGCATCTTCTGCATAGGTTGTATCGTTAAGTTCAACTTGAGCATATAGCCCAGTCGGAGTATCGGTAAATGTAAGCGTACCGTTTGCAGTATTTCCCAAAACCATCCTATCGCTATGGCTCCATAATGCAAATATTTGTTTACTTTCCTGAAGTGATTTTGTGAATGCTCCCGGAGCGATTATTTCATAAAATCCCATGTCTTCACTGCGCGAATAGTACGGAATAAATCCTGATAAATATTTTTTCCCTTCCTCTTCCATCGCACGGATTTCAGTTTTGAATATATGCTGTTGTACTGCCCTGCGTTTCATTTTCATTTCCCCTTATTATCAATATTTTCGCCGTCAAGCGCTGCTTGCTTTGTTTTAGCCCCTGCAGCCCATGCGTTTATAACGTCATCAGTTAGCACACCAAACCCAAGCATGATATGTGTGTTTCCTGTAACTTCACCCTGTGCTGGCGGCAATCCAAGTTCGCTTCTTGCTTCGTTAAGTGTTATTAACCCATTTTTGAAGTTTTCTATTGTCAACTTATTTTTTGATTCACTATCAGGCTTTAGCAATTCTGAATAGTCGCATTGGAAATATAGCGTGTCCTGCTCTGTTTCATTGAGAAGCCCAGTAGTAAGATACTGTTCTATCCTGTCGGTGTACTGTGTCAATGTATGCGAACGGAAAAACAAATTAAATTGTTCATAGCTATTATATTTATTTGACTCTTCTAAAAGCGAATAAGGCACTCCATAAATCTGACAAATAAGCCTGTCTAAATAAGATCTAGCTTTTATATGTTCGTCTGTAGCATTGCTTTTAAGATCGAACGGTGTTACTTTTATATTATCAAATTCAATTACCGGCTTCCCGATATTTTCCTCCGTCATAGCGGCTGTGTACATATCTGCAAATGCTTTTATTTGCTCGTCTGTTAAATCTGTGTAATTACTTTCATTCAAAGACACTTTAAGTTTTGATAACACCATATTTTGATAATAGTTTTTTGTGTATAGATTAAGAATGTCGCTTGCTTGTATCGTGCTTTGTGCAAAATCAATTACTGCTTTACCTTTTACACCATCATAACCATAATTTGACGGTATATGGATAATATCATCTCGTTGTATTTCTGCGCCATTATAAAAATATCGCTTTAAATATCCCTGTGTTTCAATTGTTACTTTTTTATTATCTAGCAATATCATTTGTGATATAGCACCACGGTCGCGTACAATCTTTATGTACGCATTACCACTAAGTATTTGCCGTACCAAAGAAGCATAAAATACCGAAGGCGGCTCATTGTAGTTTGGGCGTTTTACGGCCACTTTATATGCAGGATGGTCAAACGCTAGATAAACGTTTTTGCCAAACCTTCGGTATAGGTAAAATGGAAGTGTCGCTATAGTGTTTGCTATAAGATTTTCGCAAAATATTACTGTCGGATTGTCTTTGTTTATCATGTCTGACAATTTCAACCCGCCAACATATAGAGACAAATCGCGCTTTTCGTGTTTCCTTTTGTTAAATATTCCCATACTTATATTATACCCAATTTAATTTTATTCTTAATAAATTAAGCGCGATAATGTAGATATATCACGCTTTTTTTGTTCTGTCTTTGCTATTAACCTCAACTGGCTGTATGCTAAAATGGAGCTGATAATGCAATCTATACGACGTTGTGAATCCTTTGATACCTTCTTCACCTTTATCATCTTATTGTTTTGATATACTACAGCGTTTGATATGCACCATCGCATAATTTCGCTATCATCAATTACATTCCCGTTTCGTATAAGCTCCTCGAAATCTTGCGTAGCAGGTGAAAATGTTTTCATATCTTGATTAATTGGTATTAGTTTTATTTCATTCCTCAGTTTTTC